GAAATTCACAGTGAAACCATATTTTGAACAATTTACTAGTGTTAAAGAGTTTGTTGTTACAAACTCTAAGACCATTGTGATGGTATCTTTACTTTTGGTAACTATACCCATTGCTAAAAACTACATTTTGAAGTGGTTTGGCTGGGATGACCAAAAAGCTGATGGTATCATATCACAGTTGTTTGGTTATACTGGTGATTCTACTGCAAAGCGTAGTGAAGCAAAGAAGTTATCAAAAAACAGGTTTCTTGCCAAGACTAAAGCTTCTGCAAAGGCGCAGGTTACTAGTGGCACGATTGACAAAGCAGTATCGCTTACTCGCAGAAATCTTTTAAAAATTGTGCTATTTAATGGTGATACTGAAATTCATCAGGGCTTTGGAATTCATTTATTTAATGATTTGGTTTTATTACCATCCCATTACATTATGAATTGGCAAGACCGTTGTGAAAAAGGAGAGAGAAATCTTACAATCTTCTTTTATAAGGGAGACCATAGATTTTATCAACATCCCATTACACTGGTTGAAAATCAGGATCTTTTGGTTCTTGATGAAAGATTGCTGGAACACGATCTTATTATTATAAAGGTCCCTGGCATGAATCCATGTAGAGATATTAGATCGGATTTTCCTTCAGATACAGACATTAGAAAGCTTGCTAGTAGGTTTGAAGTATGTTATTTTGATCCTGATAGAAAATTTATGTCAAACACTAGAGCATCTTTATACAAGCAAGAGCTTATGGTTCGTCATGAGATGGTAGACTACTTAGTTGTCGATTCTATTTGTTATGATGCAGATACTAAAGCTGGCGATTGTGGATTACCCATAGTTTGTCAAATTCAAAACAACAAACATGTTATATTGGGCATTCACATTGCTGGTATTCCTGTGCAGTGCAAAGCTTATGCTGGATTGATTTCCAGAGATGTTATTATGGATGTTACTTCACAATTTAGTGTTATACATGATGAAATTCTGGATGAAGTTTTTGCTGAGTCTCAAATGTTTCCTGATCACTTGACGGACAGATTTTACTGTTATGGTAAAGCGAAAGATGGTAGTCATTTTCCTGAGGGCTATTCATCTATACGAAGATCCCCTGTTCATATTCAAAACAATCCATTTGGTTTTAAACCTCCAACGGCTATTGCTAATTTACGCCGAAACGAGCGTTTTGATCCCTATGAAATTGCTTTGAAGAAGTATGGTGTTTCTAGGATGAATTTTGAGTGTGAAAGCTTTGATGCCGCATTTGAAAGTGCAAAAGAGCTTATACTCAATCTCCCATATGACCCTTATGAAAAGGTTACTATACCCTTGCACGAGGCATTATGGGGAGATAGTGAAGACTCTAACTGGAATTCTATGAAGTCAACATCTAGTATTGGATACCCACTCAAGTACAATCAGTACAAAAATCTCAAAAAGGAGTTATTTGGTGAAGACTGTCATAGAGGAATTGAAAATCCTGCTTATGATGTTCTACTTGAAATGGTTGATGATTCTATTGAGAAAATGCGGAAAGGCAGACGTTTAGTCTGGATTTACACCGACAATCTCAAGGATGAAACTCTCCCTGCTGAAAAAGTTAAAGAAGGTAAAGCACGCCAATTTAATGGTTGCAATCTTGTTTACTTTAGTTTGGTTAGAATATACTTTGGTAATTTTATCAAGTGTTTTATGGGAAACAAGCTAGACAATGAGACTGCTTTAGGAATCAATGTATACTCAGCTGATTGGCATGATATGTCAAAGAGGATGCTGAGGTTTGGTGATACGGAAGCTATGATCGCTGGAGATTTTTCTGGATTTGATGCTACTGAGCTCGCTTATATACATTGGAAAATTTATGAGGTTATTGAAAGCTGGTATGGTGACTCAGACACAGAAGATTCCCGTATAAGGAAAATTCTATGGTATGAAGTTGTTAATTCACGCCATGTGGCTTATGATTCGATTTATGAGTGGTGTGGGAGTCTTCCTTCTGGAAACCCCTTAACTACAATTATAAATTGTTTGTATAATATCATTGCATATAGATACTGTTTTCATAGAGCTACAGGTAAAGCTTCTGAATTTAGAAACTACTGCCAGTTGTTTGTCTTAGGTGATGACAATATATGTTCTGTTCATGAGAGATACCGAGAGGTGTTTAACGAAAATACCATCGGAACTTTTATGTCAGAACTAGGTTTGAGTTACACCAGAGAAGACAAAAGAGTAGGTGATGCAAATGCACCAATACTGAGGAATCTTCGAAATATTAGTTTTTTAAAAAGAACTTTTAGATTCGAGCCTCTTGTAGGTAAGTGGATAGGATCTTTAGATGTTAAGTCCATTATTTCTATCCCTTGCTGGACAAAGAAAGGTGTAAATAGCTTAGGTATTTTCCACACGAACGTGCTAGAATTTTGTCACGAACTTGCACTTCATGAAGATGAAGTTTATGACAAATATATAGCATTGATGTATAAAGCGTTACGTCATTGCGATGACTTTGACTGGGATAACTACCCAGTTAAGAGGTTAAGGAGAATCGTACTCTCCGAACGAGTATCCCTATAAATAGGGTCCGTCCTGGAAAGACTTAAAACTTACCAAATTGTGGTAATCCACAGAAGTCGTCAATCTTCTAAAAATGACACAGGCTGGAGATAGATCTGGTGATCAGAATGAATTATACGTAAAACTGATCACTTGCTTCTCCAGCAACGACCTGGGCTATTTAGCCCTACTACCAGGATGGGTCGGCAGCAGCCCTGCCAATATCCAGGTGTGTATAGTGCGAAGCGTATTAGGTTGACGCCCGCATGAATTTTATTGACCTCCCGAAAATGAAAATTTATTAAACCTGCCCCCATCAGGTGAAACAATGGGGAATAGTGAGCAAAATTCCACTACACAATTTCTTAATGACGCCATAGTTAAGACTGTGGAAGTCCCAACACAAGTTGATGAGTCCTTTAACAAGGAGTCAGAATTTATTGTTGGTCAAGGGATCAAGTATTTTATGAGTAAGCCTGTGATTATACAATCCGGTTATCTCAATGCTGGTGATCCAATGTGGGGAACTGGGAATATTTATTCCCCTCACGATATAATAGACGCATCTTTGTATGCCGATAAACTTAAAGGTTATCTAGGATTTCGTGGTACTCTTTGTTTGAAACTCCAGGTTAATGCAACCAAGTTTCAACAAGGTCGATACATGTTGTCTTGGATTCCTTTAGGAGGAGCGAGAATCGCAGGAGCAGCAAACTCCACACCAGGTGATGCATGGATAGCCCAGCATATTGCTTATCTCGTAACGCGAACTCAGCTACCTCACGTTGAGATAGATTTGAATTGTGACACGGAAGTCTCAATGAAGATACCATACTCTAGTAGTTTGGATTATTTTCCTTTAGCTTCCATGACTGATACAAATAGATTAGGATGTCTTGGAGTTATCAAGCTCTTTCCTTATGAGCCACTGACTGCTGCCTCTGGACTTACAGATGCAAGTTATACTATTTGGGCACATTGGGAAGATGTTAAACTTATAGGTGCTGCTGTCCCTCAGATGGCAAACTCCAAGTTCTCAAAATCCAGATCGTCTGAACCTACCCTAGTAGAAGCAAATTCTGCCGGAGTTGGTCCCATATCGTCTATGGCTTTCAAGGTTTCAAAAGCTGCTAAGTATCTCAATCCAATTCCTGTATTGGGTGCTTATGCTAGCACTTTGTCTTGGGTATCTGATATTGTTGGAAATGTTGCTAGTGTTTTTGGATGGAGTAAACCACTTAATGTGGCTGCTCTCCACAGGATGCGCACAGAGAGGCTTCTCTATTCTAACAATTATGATGCTCCTGACAATTCACTTCCTTTAAGTTTGTCTGTTAAGTCTGGTGTTGTTGTTGATACAGCCGCAGGCTTTAGCAATATGGACGAGTTGGATATAGTTGGATTTGTACAGAGACCTGCATTCATCCGAAGGTTTGAGTGGACTAACTTACAATCATATGGAACTCTTATTGAATCATTTGATGTATGTCCTGCCAGCGACGTGGAGCTTAACACAGTTA